ATAGCAATAAAAGTTGGGAAAGTGAGGTAAGGTGATGAAGAAAGAAACGTCAATTGACTATTATAGGTATCAAATGGATTTGCTATATGATACTCCAAAAAATGGGGACGTAAAATACGGGTACTTAGTATTCGAGGTTGTTAAGGGATTGAACTTGAATCATTTTAACGTGTATTTAAAAACCAACGAAGAGACACATCAAACCGATGAAGATAATAGAGTAGACATAGGAGAAGAAATTCCTCTGTATCAATTAAAAAAACTCTATCAATTTTTAGGGTTTGTTTTAAGCTCAACAGTAAAAGAAAGTGAGGTGGCGTGATGGCAAGTAACGTAAGCAAAAGAGAGTCAAGGAATGACTTTTCTATATATGGTGTATTTAGATTTACTGCCTTATCAATTTTTAGGGTTTGTTTTAAGCTCAACAGTAAAAGAAAGTGAGGCGGAATGACAAATTGGAAGAAACATTTTCAAGACAGGAAAAGCGATTTAAAGAAGAAAGGGAAAAGTAATAGCACTTTTCCACGTAAGGGAATAGATTATAAACCAAAAAAAGAAAGGAATGAAGATGGGTTATTGGAAAAAAGTACAAGCTGAATTAGATGAGATGGGAGATTCTACAGATGGAATGGATATTGAAAAAGCGATGAAGTCAGTCGAAAGAGTGTTCGAAGATATATGGTGTAAAGGAGAGTGTAAAACAGATGAATTTGGAAGCTTCTACGGTGATGGAAATAAAGAAGTATACACAGATAGGAATGGCAATAAGTATGAGTGCGATAAGCACCATTACACTTGTGCCGAATGTAATTTAATAACACAAATAGGATAAAGGAGTAAGTAGAATGAGAAGATATACATTTACATTGAAAGATGAAACAGAGTATGAAGTACCCGTTGAATCTGAAAGCGAGGAGAAAGCTGAAGAAATATTAAATAAGATGAGCGAGAAACAGATTCGTAAACACGCTAAGGTATCTTCAAAAGAAGTAACCTTACAAGTGATTGGCGTTAAGAAAGAAAAGATAGCTGAAAAGATAGCAGTAGAGGTGACTAAGGAACAGGATAAAGAATGAAAACAGGACAACCTAACGGAGATGATTGGAAGCAATGGAAAAAGGGTTGGAAGTACGATGGCGACATTAAAGACCCTACCTATCTAAAGGATAGAGCCGAATTATTCCATAACAAAGAAAATAAAAGAGCCCCTTATAATGGGTGGTGGTGGTATCAAGGTGTGAGCAATTGGAAGGAGGATAGAGAAAACTTTTTAGCCCGAAAGAAACTGAGAGAGGGTAAGGGCAAATGACGTGGGAAAGCAGTATCTTAAAATTGAGAGCAAAAGGACTGTCATATAATCAGATAGTGGGTCAGTTGGGCTGTTCTAAGGCAACTGTCAGTTATTGGCTGAATCCAACGAGTAAGGAGAATACAACTAAAAGAAATAAGAAGTATAAAAAGTTATCCAAAAGACGTGTGTATAAAAGAGGTGCTTTATGGAAGTATAATTACCTTTTTAATAAATCCTGTGAGCATTGTGGAGAAAGAGATATGCTAAAGCTACAATTTGACCATAAGGGTAAGTATGTAAAGCACGACAATATTACTAATATGATGAAAGGAAGTACGAGAAAACTGAACCAAGAAGCGAGTAAATGTAGGATTTTATGTGCGAGTTGTCATCAAGTAAAGACGATGAAAGAAAGAAATGCGACCTTTTATGTCGTATATAAAGAACAGAAAGCTAAGAGGAGAGAATATGGATGTAAAAAGTAGGTTAGAGTTTATTCAAGATAACTACCCCGATGTATTAATTGCTGATGGATTTGACAAAGCGATTATGGGAATCGTGGAAAGATTTGGTATGAATCCTGTTGTATTGTACAATAAAAATAAGTGTATAAACATAATGATAAAGCGAGATGGAATGACAGAATCAGAGGCAATAGACTTTTACTATTATAATATAGTGGGTGCTCATATGGGAGATTATACACCCTGTTTTGCGGAGGTATTATAAAATGATAGTTTATCAAGCAACCAACCTAATTAATAACAAGAGATACGTTTGTGTAACGGGCAGAACACTTAACATTGCCATTTTAAGTCACAGGTCAAGAGCGAGAATGGTTGAAAGAAGAATGAAATTAAAACCAACGGCTAAAATAAGCAAATCACCATTTCATAAGGCTCTTGCAAGATATGGTGAACATAATTTTAGTTACAGTTTGGTTGAGTCTTTCGGTAGTAAAGATGACGCTTATTCTTATAAGGAACGATTAATCGAAGAGTGGAGCACAACTAATCCTAATTTTGGCTATAATTGTACGACTGGAGGTTTAGAATCGTATAGTATGACTACTGAGTCCACTGAAAGGATGAGTGTGGCAGGTACAGGAAAAACGATGCCCGAATCCTATGTGAAGCTTATGAGGGGGCGGGTAGGTGAACTGCATCCTTGTTTTGGACATAAGCATACAGAAGAAGCAAGGGAGAATATGAGGCAAGGTCAATTAAACTCTGACTATGTGCAAACGGAAGAAATTAAAAGGCAAAAAAGCGAAACAATGAAAAAGAGATGGAAAGAGCCAGAAGTTATCGAAAAAATGGCAAACCGCAAAAGGGGGAAAATTACAGACGAAACTCGTAAGAAGTGTAGTATAGCAACAAGCGGTAAAAACAATCCTATGTATGGAAGGATAGGAGCATTAAATCCAAACTATGGAAAACCTATTCCACAGTGGCAAAAAGATAGAATTTCAAAGAAAAACAAAGAACACGCCAGAAAAAGAAAAGCAAATCTATTAAAAGAGTACAGCCAAAGAACAGAAAAGAAATGTTGTAGATGTAAAGAAATCAAGCCTCTTGATGTGTTTTATAATAGTAAAAATAACTTAGATGGGTATTTAGGCCATTGTAAGCCTTGCGATAGAGACAGAAAGAGGAAACCATTATAATGGCTGAATTTTGTTATCAATGTACACAAGACCATTTTGGAGATGATTCGGTAAATGACTTTAAAGGTTTGTCAACTAAGAAGGATACAAAGGAGGGCTTGTACATAACTGCATTATGTGAGGGGTGTGGGATTACACAAGTAGACCACGATGGAGCGTGTATCCACCATACAATAGATTGTTTAGTAGCTGAAAATGAAAAATTACAAAAATAAATTTACCGTCGTGAAAAAAATAATCGGGAACTTTTTGAAACTCTTGGCGTATAAGAGATAGAATCGCAAACAAAAAATAACCAGAAGGAAAAGAAAATGAAGAATAAAAAAAACATCACTTCAAGAATGTTTAAATTTTGGTGGAACATAGATAACTTAGACGTAAATCTAATTATCAATGACTATGTTCACCTATTAAATGTCGTTAAGAATAAGTCTCGTGAAACATCTAATGATTACGTTGAGGACAAAATTAATGGCATCATTGATTATGAGAAAACTTGGAATGATACTGGGAAAGAATGGTAACTAATAACAGGGGGTGGGGAAACTCACCCCCAACTAAAAGGAAATAACTATGACTGAATTAGAAAACGTACTATCAAATGCTTTAAACAAGTTAGTAGATGAAGACATAAAAAAGATGAAAGATAGAAACGGAAAAGATAAAGTGTATTCAATCAATGGCAAGAGGTTTAATCTTGTCGGTGAAAAAGATGATAATGGGACTACAAGATGGACACGTAAAGAAATAACTGAAAGGAAATAAAAATGACTACTAAAGAAATGATAACAGATTATGAACAAAAGATATTTGATAAGTTTGGTTTTGATAAAGACAAATTATCAGATGAGCAGATTGAGATTATCTTACAACCAGAATGGGGGCCAGAGAATTTCCATCAAGATGGAGAAATTAGTCCCGCACAGGCTGAAAGGTTTTGGATACAACGACTAAGGTTGCTCGGAGTTTATAACGAGGGCTTAGTAGAGTATATGTTAGGGTGAAATTAAGAAGAAATAAAAGGAAGGAAATAACTATGATGGAATATACTAAAGAAGAAGTAAATCAGTATTTTGAAACAGACTTTGATAATTGTCTACTAACACAAACTGATTTCTGTAATATAATAGCCGAGATACTTGACAACCCTCAGCCTTTAAAAGATGAGATAAAAGAGTATTTTAGAGAAAGAGCGGAACTTTCTGAAGCGAACTGACTATAAGTAGTATGAATAAGAAAAATTTACATTTGGAAGTATCGTTACAGGGAGATAGTTATCAGCTATCGCACAGGGAGAGAGAGACTCTTGCGCTTACTTTCAAACTTAGGGATTGGTTGCTCTGTATGAATCAACAGGTGATGTTGTATCAGACAACGAATGGTCGTCAATTAGGCAGGTCGTGTAATGCGTAGACCCTCATCTAATTTGCCAATCCCTTTTAATATTGATAGGGCAGTTAACCTATTAAAGGAGATGCTGGCGTGCCTTCTGTCCTATCGAACATTGAGCCCCTATAACTTCAGAATTGTTTTGGGCAGTCTGGAGCCTCCGAGAAAACTGAGGTCTTGCTTAAAGGTGCACTACGGCAAGAGAACAAACACAGGGGCTCAAATATTTAACAGGAGAGCGATATGAAAAGAAACAGTATGAGGTACTTAGAGGGGCTAGTTAAGAGGGGGGTTCGTATGAACCTCCGCTCTTTGAAACAGTTTAGGAATAGAGAGCGTGGTATAGATAGTATCGTAAAGAAGATTGTACCAACGACTCATAAAGATTTAATGGATGTAACTAATACGGCCCGATGGCTAATGACCAACGCTCCCGAAGAATATATCTATGGAGAGATGGTAGATATTGATAATGCTATCGCGAGTAATCTAAGTTATTATCTAAGAAGATATGCTAATAGTTATATTGGTCAGCTTTCACAATGAGTTTTGATTTTAAAATGCTATTAGATTTTGTAATAGAGTATCATTGGACAATTGTTTTCACCCTAACGAAAAGAAAGGCGGACCTATGAGAGATGGAGAAAAGTCAGATATACATTGCCCCAAGTGTGATGCGCTGATGTGGTGGTGGGGATATGCCTCAAGTTCGCTAGACAAAGAGTCGGCAGACATAGGCTTGGGGTGTGAGAATCCAAAATGTGGTGGGCACGAAGTGTTACCCGAAGATGTGTATGATGCAATCGTAATAGAAGAGGAGAGATAAAGTGGCTAAAAGAGGACGTAAAAGAACAGAGAATCCAACGGAACATACAATCTATATGAGAGGATATAGAGCAGGAGAGAAGAGTGCGAAAAAAAGATTATTAGAACCACCGACGATGATTGAACAGGTGGTGTCGGGTATGTTTAACGTATTGAAGAGTAGACAATTATAATATCGGGGCATAGCGGTCTTTGGGGCTTTTCATCCCCATTCCTTTCTCCGCGATTGCCCCTTCCCCGAGGAGGTAGGTTTGGTTTTTTCCTGCCTCCTCAACTTATAAGGAGAGATGATGGATAAGAACGATAGAGAAGTAATGATTGAACAACTGATGAAATTAAAATTAGAACGAAAGATATTAGATGTGATGCGAGATACAGAGATTAGAAGATTGTTTTCAATATTAAAAAGGTATGTAAAATGAAAGTAAAAGATTTTTTTAAGTGGGCGGATAAGGAATTTGAAATAGAGATGGAGTTGATGCGCGTTAAAGGTAAAGAGTACACCGTATCCGATGAAGATAAACTGAAGAACTTCAAGTCTATTGGAGACCGTTTGAAGTGTGAGCCAGAGTTTGTGGCTACCGTATATCTATTAAAACATATGGATAGTGTAAGAAACTTTATTTTAGAGGGAGTGGAGGCTTCTGATGAGCCGATTGAAGGTAGATTAAGGGATATACGGAACTATTGTTTGCTATTAGGAGCATTAATTAAAGAAAAAAGGGAACAAAAGTAGCTATGAATGAGTTAAAAAGAATAGGAATGGATTTATTAATAACATTAATCTATGAAATCAAGAAGAACAAAGAGGTAATCCTTACCTTTCTACTTGGTTTTGTATTAGGAAAGATAATATAAAGGAGAAATAAGAAAGTGTTAGCGGAACTAGAAGATATATTAAACGAATTAAGAGCCGAGGTGGATGATACTCGTAAGAAGAACAAGGGGTTTTCTCGTATGAATAAGAATGTTGAATATGCTGAACACACGATGTATATCGCAGGGATTTACAAATCGATGAGCGTTATTTCTGACCACATTCGTAAAGAGTTGAGGGAGCTAGATAAGTGGTCAGAAGCGGAATCTAAGCGAATTAGTGATTGAATATGCTTAGAAAGGGTATTAACTTCGTGCTACTAATTTGGAGATTCATAATGGTATTGAATAAAAGTGCAGTTAAAAAACTGTTCAACGAAGAGAATATACAGGTCAATGTATTGGCCTTGCATTACATTGACGAGTGGGCCTTGGGTGCTGTGAGGGAGATGGTTGAGAACGCAAGGGTCAAGGGGGTGAGGCGAGTCAAGCCTCAAACAATCGAAGGTATTTGCCCTGCTTTAATATGGGAGTTACCTACAAGTGATTGATTTATTTAAGATATACGATGATTACATCCTGGAACTCAGAGATGAGAACTTTGAAAATAGATACGAGGGAAAAGATACTTGGTATCACGCATCTGGAGCAGGTCTTTGTGTTAGGAAACATTACTACTCACAAATAGAAGGTCTACCCTCTGGAGATAAGGACTCTAATACCATGCGTTTATTTCGCTTAGGAGACCTTGTACATACGGATATGCAGTCCGCCCTACAAAGATATTCAGATGAGAACAACGTTGATGTATATATTGAGAAAGAAATAAAGATACCTCGGTTAAATGTCAGAAGCTTTATTGATGCGATGATTGTAAAAGATGGTGCGCTTTATGATATAAAAACCTGTAATGATTATAAATGGCAATCTATCTTTGGTCGCTATGGGAGTAAACAACCTCCTCAAAACTATGCCATCCAACTTGGAACCTATGGTCTTTACTTTAGAGAGAATGATGTGAAGATAAATAAGATGGCTCTATTATTTTACAATAAGAATAACTCTCGGGTAAAAGAACTCAAGGTTCCTCGTGCTTATATAGATATGGCAGAGCGTTATTGGATAAAGGTACAAGCGTTATTTAAAAAAGGTTTACCACCTATAGAAAAAGGCCTTGCTCCTGTAGAAGATTGGGAGTGTAATAAGAAATACTGCTCGTATTTTCAAGCGTGTGGTGGTGGAATTAAAGGATTAGATTAAATAGAGGATAATAAGATGAGTGATAATAACGAACAAGTGGATTGGGATAAGGTCAATAGAGGTAAAGTACGCTACGGGTTTGCTTTAGAATTATACAAAAAAGGTGAAATACTAAAGCCGAGTGAGATAGGAAAGATAGAGGGGTTTGTCCAATACGTAATGGATGGTCCAGATTACGACACTGACGACGAGGGAAAGCCAGATAAATCAAGCCCAAGACTAATGCCTAAAGAGGAATGTAAGAGGGTAATAACGGAAGAATCAGAGGGTTCGAAAGCGTTTGTTAAAGCAATGGTTCATATAGATGCTGAAGGTCTTAATGACAATGACCTTGAAAAGGTCTTACAGGCTTTGAAAACAGGCAAGATTACTATGGATAACCTTCAAGGTTCCTTAGATAAGATACAACAAATGAAACAATCGTATAAATAAGATATGTCAGAAAACGCATATTATATACCGGGAGAAAGTTCTGGCAAGGTTAAGTTGCCAAAGGGAGAGTACGAAGCCACCATTATAAACTTAGAGATGGTGAATAATATAAAGTGTGGTGATTTTATTGCAGATATATTTAAACCTGTATATAGAGTTACACACCCAGACCATCCAAGTGTAGATGTAAAAGACACTGGTATCTTTAGGTACAAGGAGAAGGTGGGTTATCAGTTTCAACCGAGTCGCAACTGGGGTTTCGCTAAGTTCTGTGAAATATTAGGAGTGACCAAGGAAGAGGATGGTAAGGTTAGCTTACCCTATTTAAATGTAGATATGATGGATGGCTTCAAAGTGCTTGTTGAAATTAATTACAAGAGTTTTGTCAATGCCACTGGGATGTCGGTTAAATACCCAGTCGCTACCTTAAAAAAGAAACTAGGAGAGGTTCCCTTTTAATGGATTGGAATAAAATATACATTACCCCTTCAAATGATACAACCGATGATGACATTAGGGATTTTATTGAATGGGTCAGTAGAAAAGCAGAGAGACTTGGTTTAAGTGTAAAATTAGAACGCTATATTAAAGGTTCTGGTTCTTTAGATGCGGTGAGTGTTGATTCTATTGAAGAGAATAATGAAACACATTAGTGTTCAATTAAACGAAGGGCAACTAAGCGAGATTACCAAACAGGTAAGAGATGAAGGTGGTGCAGATAAGAGATTTGATGTAAACTTGCTAGAGGGTAAGTTGTCTGAGAATAAATGGGCAGAGTTACTTGAAACGATTGAATTTAAAAAGGATTATAAGGCTTGGAAAACTGGTAATATTGCTGTAGAGTATCTAAATAGAGGGGAACCTAGTGGTATTACCGCAACCGAAGCTAAGTATGTAGCATATATTTTGGTAGACGAGAAACAAGAAGAAAACGCAGTCATATTTCTAAAGACAGAAATTATAAAGGCCATGTGTCGTCAGTATCTTGGTAATCCCAAGCGTGATATAAAGGGTGGAGATAATAACGACTCTAGTTTAATCTTATTACCCATTGAAGAATTATTAAACCCTAAGTTTTTATTTGGTGTTGAAAAAGAAGAGCCGGTTGTACCTTATGGAGATAGTCAAAATCATACACCGGAGTGGGTATATAAATGTGATAAGTGTTCTTTAAAACATAAAGCGATTATTAAGAATCTTCATAAGAACTGTCCACGTTGTAGAGAGAATGGTATTATAAATAAAATGGTAATAGAATGAAATCAAAAAAGAATAAATTAAGTAATAAAGAAAGAGATGAGCAACTTAACTATTTATTTAAGTCAGTATATGAATTGAGTCAAGAGTTAAGAATGACTCGCTCATTATTTGAAAACTATTTAATATGGAAAAAAGATGTCAAAAAATTTACAAAGCACCTCCAGTACGAAGAAAGCAAAAGAAAATCAGAGGCGAGGCAAGCGGAACCGGCAACGGGGAGCGGAACTCCAAAGACAGACAGTTAATACTGCCAAGCACTATAACCTCGAAGCTTTCAATCGAGACCGAGGTGGAGCCCAACATGAAATGGGTGATGTGGAAATTGAAGGAAATTATTATGGGTGTAAAAGAAGAAAGACCATTGCAACTTGGGTCAAACCAGAGAAGCAAGAAATTGGAGTAGTGATAAGGGAAGATAGGGGTGACCCTTTTATGGTTGTCCCCCTTGACCATTATTGTTTATTACTATCACTGGTAAAGGATTCAGTTTAGCGGGATAGATTGATAAGGTGATAATGATTGGTTGGCGCTAAGAATTAATACTTTATGAACCTCGTTCTATTTTTTAAATATCGAGCCCGCTAAAAGACTTAACAAACAAAGGAGCCAATAATGGCATTCGAACATAAAGAAAATACTGCGACAGTATTTAACAATGAGAAAAAGACAGCAGACAATCAACCCGATTTTACAGGTAGAGGTAAAGTGGGTGAAGAACTTATGGATTTTGCTATGTGGAAACGCGAATCAAAAGCTGGAAATCAGTATTATTACATGAGTTTTAAGAAGCCTGATGAGAAATTTCAGAATAAAGAGCAAACTAAGCCAGCATTCTAAAATATCTTATAAATAGGAGCGTAGCGAGGGGTTATCCCTCGCTTCTCCTGCTAGCCATACATTGTATCAAAAAGTTTATTATATCGCCGCATTCAGCCGATTAGAGGCACTTTTTGGAGCCAAGTCGTACCTTAAATTATAAAATGAAGTCTATGTTCAAATATTGTCCTAAAATAGAAAAATCGTGTGCTTTTTGCGGAGAATCCAATTGGAATCCTATGACCGATAGTAAATCTGATAATACATATTTATTTTGTGGAATGGTTTCGGGCTATGAAACTAGGGTTGAACCTTTGCCAGAGTGTTGGTTAAAAATGACACCGGCTATGCGAACAAAATATAGGCAGCAAAAGAAAGCGAAGTACGAAGCGTTGAATCCGAAGACGTTAGATTATAAAACAGTAAGAAATAAAAAATATAATAAAAGTTATTAACGTAAACTAAAGGCGCTTTTACGTCTTCTTTTTTTAGGTTGCGTAGCAGGGTCAATCATTTCTTTACTCAGTCTTTCGTATTTACGCATTAAATATTTATTAATCTCTTCCGGACTAATATCGTCCATCATTAACGGTCTTTCTGTAAACTCCCTATTCCATTCTCTTACTAAGCGCTTAACCATAACATCATTACCTTGAAGCATATAATCAAATATTTCTTTTTTGGTAGAAGTAAGCATCGCTCTTCTTCTATCTGCTCTTTGTTTTGGGGTTTCTAATTGTCTCGCTGCTCTCTTGGGGCCAGTTCCAAAAACTGGAGCAATGTACTTTACTGCTCTTCGTGCGGTTACAAAGTTAGGCCCGAGCTCCATCATGTCACTGCCAATTCTAAGCATTGCATCATATAATTTAAATGCATCTTGAATAACCGCTGGCTTTGCTAAAAACTCAATACTTCTCCATGTACTTTCTGAGGCTACAATGTCCGTTACAATACCAAAAGAGCCAACCGCCATTAATCCTTGCGTGAAATCTGCCATTGTATAATCTTTACCGTCAACATCAAGCTTATAATCAGTATTATATATATCTACATTTCCAGCAAGAAGATTAGAAAGTGTTGCTTTAGCCCAATTAACAAAGATACCTCCCGCTGCTCCAGCCGCACCTAATCTTAAAAAGAAAGCCATATCTTTGTCTTTCATCGCTTGCCTAGTCCAACGTAACATCATCTCACCCTGCCTATAGCCAAAGCGTTTAAATAATAAGAATGGTTGCATTTTTGGGTTTGCAGCAAATGAAGGCTCTAAAAATGTATTTCTTTGTAGTTGAGCATTTTTTGCAAAGTCAGACATTACTCTACCCATAGATTTGGCGGTCATTTTCATACTTAAATCTTTGACGCCCATTTCTCTTAAATTACGAATTGCCATATCTCTTTTTTTAGCCTGTCTTAATGTTCTTGGTTTTGAAAGAGCAATCTTTTGCCAACCTTTAGCTGCTTCAAAGGCAGAGTAAGCAGATACAAGTTTATTAACTCTGTTAATACCTTGAAAACCAAAAGCCCTAGTAGTAATATCTGCAAGCTTTCCTAATTTCGTTCCTTGTCCAGACTGAAACCCTACAATAATATTATGTAGTTCTAAAGTTCCAGCTCCAGAGTTTTTTCTAATGTCTGCTCTATATTGCTTATCCGTCAAAGCTCTAAAGGTTCCTTTAAAGAAAGGAGAGTATCCTAATTTTAAAGCAGAAGAAATAAGGGTTTGAGTAATGTTTGGTATCGTTGCAAAACCTAAACCTATCTTTGTGGCTACTTGAAAGTTTACAAAGTCGTTTAAACGACTCTTAACTTTAAAGCTATAATTTAACTTAGGGTCTGTTTCTATTAGTCCAGTAAATGTATCAAAGGCTCTACTTAATATTTCAACTTGTGAGTTTAAACCTTTCTTTCTTAAGGCTTGTAGCTTAGTAAACATTTCTTTACCATTTTTTCCAACAACCTGAGCATACGCAATACGTTTAGTTGCTTGAGCAAGGTAATTAGTTAAAACGACACCCGCATCTCTTTCATAAAACTCTTGAGGAAGTTTAAAATTACTACGTTTCTTTTCTAAGTTTTTATTTAAAAGAACGCGTTCACTTAATACAGTATCTCTCAATACTTCAAATGCTTGAGTTGAAGAAATATTAATCTTTTTATTACCTCTTTTTTGATTCTCAATCATTTGTAATTGGATACCTCTAAGGGCATTGATTGTTTCCTGAGAAACATCTTTTGATTTTAAAAAAGATTCTAAGTTTTGTTCAAAACCTGCTTTCTTAGTTAAATCTGAAGAGAGTGTTCGTGGGTCTAAATCTGAAATACGGTCTATATCTTTATATAAAATTTTAATTACATCAGGTTTAATAACCTGTGGAAAGTAGTTATCTAAAAATGGAGCTAGGTCTAGCCCCGCTCTTCTCCCGACTCTATATACGAGCTGAGTAATGTTTCTAATTTCTTTTGTTCTAGCTATATCCTCCGGCCTATTACTTTCCATATCATCAGCAAGTTCTTCTCGTAGTTTCTTTTTCTTTTTACTTTTGAAAAAACCACTTAGTTTTTCAAATTTATGAGACACCCCATCTTTATCTATATAGGTTGCCTCGTTTAACTTTGAAGCTATACGTGAGAATATTAAAGAATTCTTACTGTTCATTGTATCTATTAGTAATTTAGCAGATTGAGATATAGGGTCTGTTAATTGAGTTACAGCTGGCTTAACGTATTTTGCAGAAAAACCTCTGAACGCGTCATATAAAGCAGGGGGCATTAATTTCTTTAATAGAGAGTCTCCAGATACATTCTTAACATCAATGCCAGCTTTCTTATATCCTTCTAAAATTTCATTAGTTCTTCTTGATGTCTCAAGCTCCATTAGAACTTTATATTTTTGTTCTTGAGTTAGCTTACCAAGGTTAGTGCTAAATCCTTTTTTACCTTTTCGTCGAACAGGGGGAGAAGGTGTCTCTACTCCAGAGACTCTATCTACAATGCTTTTTAAATCTAAATCGTCAAAATTTAATCTATTTTTTAAACCAAATATTCTTTTGGTAATCTTAGTATTAATATTGTCACCAAAATTATCCTTAGTTCTTTGATATTTATTAAAGAAATCTTTCTTTGGTATATTAAAGTTTTTATTAGTTTTGATATCTTTAACAGTTAAATGCTGTTCGTTTCTTTCTTTACCTGTCCAATCCGTGATAATTCTAACATTCTTTTTACCGTCAGACCACTCTTCTGAACCTCTTCTTTCATTCGCGCGCACTTCAGATTCTATTTCAGCATCTGCTCTTAATCTTTTCTGTTTAGCCGCGTCGTTTATCATCTTCCTAGGAACGTCAATAGTTTTACTAACTAATTTCTTTTTTAAAGTAAGACCACCAATGACTCCAGCAGCGTGTATATAAGAATCTATAGAAGGAAGCTCCCCTTCAAGAGCTGGACTTACGGTACCAAATATAAAAGTCTCCGCCCCTTTTTCAGCTCCTAACGCTTGGTACTTACCAAGGCCTTTTGCCGCTGTTGCTTGTTGAACTTTACCGCCAATACCTCCAGTTAAAGCACCTAAGGTAGCGCCTTTTGCTGCATCCTTTAAGGTTGTGACAACATCTACATCACCTCTAGTTATTTTTTGTCCTAGTGAGGATTGTAAGCCTGAGTAAAAACCAAGACCAGTAGCTCCGGTAACTGCTTTAGCCCTAGCTTGATTAAGTATCTTAGCAGAGGCTGAGTTTACTAACCTAACCGCAGCTGTCTTTTCCATTCCTGCTTTAACTGCTGCTCGTTTAGCAAATTCTTTAGTTAAACCCTTAACAGCTAATCCTTTAACAGCCGCTCCACCAAAACCCCCACCCATTACCATAGTAGCAAAGTCTGTAGGTGTAGCAAAACTCATCACTGTTGCTAATACATCTTCAGCCATATTAGGGTCATAGCCTTTATCTACTTTAAAGACCGATTCACCATTCATTACTTGGCGAGCCATACCTTCTATACTTTGATTATAACCTTGTTTGACCCAATTTGGTAACCACTCTCCCGGAATAAACCCATATAAACTACGCTCTTTTTGTGTCTGACCGCCGGGTAGCGTGTCATATAGTGACATTAATTCAGCTTGTCTTTGGGCGCGAGTTGACATATTTAAATACTAAGTTTGAAACTTATAGTTAGGGTCTATCGCTAAAATGTCTTCTTTTATTTTATTAATTTTCTCTGCTTTGTCACCCGGGTTTTTAAAATTTCTTTCACTCACTGTGTTTATCCTATTTAATAACACTTTTATTGAACGTTTTTTATTTGGCGATAATTCTTTTTTCTCAGGTTTTCCTTTTTGTTGGTAAATCATTTTTAAGTTAATAGACTGAGGATTTACATTAGCCTTTGTAATACCTTCCATAAATCTTTTCCTTGAAATTTCACCATTTTTTAACAATCCAAAGAAGAAATCAACTTCAGCTTTTTTATTTTCATCGGTTCCAGTATAAGCAGAGGTAGCTTGAGTTTCTTCTTCCTGTGTTTCTTTAGCGGGTAGAGCAACAGGGGTAGTCGTTGTGGTAGTTGTATCTTGACTAGAGGTAGGCGTAGTGGTCGTGGGGTTACCAAATGTAGCTGTTTGAATTTCTGGACTTTCAGAACTTACCATGTTTGTGTTATCCGATAAAGAAAATGGATATCTTTCAGTAAACGGAGCACTAAAGTCAGCTATTAAAGCATCAAGCTCTTCATCGTTAACGGCTTCTATATCTACGTTGTCGTAGGTAGGATATTCTCCGTACCCAGTTTTATATTCTGCTAATCCCTCTTTTTTAATCGCTTCTAGTTGGTTTCCTATTGTAGTTAAAAAAGCAGTTCTTTGAACTCCCGTTGAACCTGCCGGTAAATAATTATCAGGATTTTCAAACTGGTCAAGTTTTTGAGCGTACTCTATTCCAGCAGTGGTTTGCCCTAATTCTTGTTGGGTAAAAAATAATTCTTCTTTACCCCCCTTAGTAATCGTAGTAAGGGTTTCGTATAAATCTTTTGTAAGATGAGGACTTGATAATAATTTTCTAGCCTGAAGCAATCGTTGTTCCGGAGGAAGGGCATCTAATGCATAAACCTGTTGTTGCATAGATTCTTTCATATCTCTATTCTCATCAATAGAGTCAATCATTTGCTGGTTGCCTTTAAACTTAGATTTTAACAGCATCTCTTGACCTTCTTTATTTCCCGTGAGTGCAGCGTATTGCTGATTAAAGTCATTATATTCTTGTGTCTTAGTATCGTTAGCTAGGCTAGCTGTTCTATATGCTTCGTCTTGAGTATTTTGAGTTTTTCTTTGTTCAAACTGGTCTCGAGCTAATTGATTTCTTTCTTGATTAGCAGTAAGGACTTGACCTCTGTAAACATCATCTTTGATGCCCTCGTCTTTCACGTACTCAAAGCGCTCACGTTGTAATTGAGCGTTTTGTCTAGCACTATATATTTGAGGGAGTTGTGCTAAAAACTGTCCTAAATAATCACCTGTTTTATATCCATTAGCCATTATCTCTTACCTTTAATTTTAATTTGTGTATAATAATATGGGTTCATTATTATAGATTCTTGCTCTTTGTTTACTTGTTGGATATACTTTTTCTTCATAAAACAAATTGGGGTAAACTTTTTTTAGTTTTTCCTCTTTATTTAAAAGCACACCATTTTTAATTATTTTATCTCCATACATAAGCTTGCCTACTAAAGTACTACTAATCTCACCAGCACAATAATTAAGGGGTTTTCTATTCCAATGTTGTATATCTACAAACATATTGTATTCATCTAATCCAATCCTAATACCTTCTTTTATTAACTCCACCAACTCAGCATAATCAGGTTTCCCATTTAATACTATATCGACATCCATAGTACTCCATCCTTCAAGAAAACCACTAGCAAGCCATACTTTATATTTTTCAACATTAGGTAGTTTAATAAAGTCATCAAACCAACTAAAGAATTTATCTAAAGTGGGCGCTTTTGGCGCTGATGCAAACTTCATAGCTCCATACTGATAACTCATTAACTTCGTGTACCTCCAGAGCCACCTTGCGTATCTTGATAAATTTGTCTTTCAGCTTCAGCTCTTGTCATTCCTGTAGTATTCATTAAGTTTTGAATTTCACTCTCAACCTGAGAATCTCCACCAGTACCTTGACCAAATGTAAATCCAGCTTTATCTTCAATATCACTAATAGAACTAAGTAAATCTGATTGAAAACCTTCAACCACACCTCTACGTTGACGAGCTTGGTCACCCATTAATCCACCGTATTGTTGACCAAAAGCTTGCGCTCCTGCACCAGCACCTGCAAACCCACCACCCATGTTTCTTTGATTAGCATACATTTGAGATAGTGCTTGTCTTCCACCTGATTGGACATCGCCAAACTGTTGTTGATATCCTTGACTAAACTGCGGTAAATCTTTTAAGTACTCTTGTAGTCTTGGGTCATTAGCAACGTCACCCATACCCATTTGACCTAAGGCTGCCATCGGGTCTATAGCTGTCCCATATCCACTATAAGTTCCAGAAGGGTCACTCCCACCTGTAGTTCCTGTTCCTGTAGTTCCTGCTCCGGTAGTTCCTGCTCCGGTAGTTCCTGCTCCTGTAGTTCCTGCTCCGGTAATTCCTGAGCCAAGAGCCCCTACAGGGTTAGACACAATATTACTTAAACCAGCACCCTTACCAAATAAAGCTCCTCCAGTAACATTACCCATATTAAAACCACTGTCAGTTAATCCTTGCAAAGCACCTAAATTGACACCATATTGATTTCTTTGGTTTCCACTTGCCGTTCCAGCCATAGGCGAGAGTGGTGGGGTTGGAGAAGGGGGTTGAACTGGATTTAAATTCTCTTCAGATATTAGCCCACCGGCTGGCATCATAGGTATCATTCCACCACTTTCCATACCAAAACCTTGACCCGGTAAATTAAGTGTACTATAAAAATCTTCCATATTTAAAACAGAATCTGACTGGCCCGGAAACGTTTCTGCATAAGCATCTCTAGCCATCCCATAGTCAATATTTTCTGCTAAACCTAAATCTTGTGGTAACATTGCAGCTTGACCTAAATCTTGTGGTAACATTGCAGCTTGACCACCCGTGGGAAAAACTTTTGTTGGGTCTACTAAATCACTAGTATTAATATACGGAGACCCACCACCCATACCCACACCTTGAGCAACATCAGATGTTTCAGACCCTCTTAACCCTTTTAACCACTCAGCTCCCTTACCTAACTCTTTCTTTAAACCTGAATAAACTTCTGGCATTAATGCTGTCTGGAGACCTCCTACAAGACCTCTTTCTAAGACACTAGATTTGAAATCTTCTGATTGTTGGGTTAAGTCGTCTCTAAGATTTTTTGCATATTTACCGCCACTATAATCTTTAGATTTATATGTAGACTCAATCCCAGTTTTAAAAACATCTCCTAGTCCGGGTACTATAAGATTTCCACCAACCCTCGCTAAACTACCTACTTTACCTAAAAATCCTTTACGTTCAGCATCTCTTTCCGCTTTTTGTCTTAACCCCTCTAGTTCAACTTTGTATTCCCTACCTCTTCTTGAGCCAGCTATTTGTCCACCTAAAGGATACTTAGGAATACGACCACCTAACTGATAATTATTTGACTTACCTAACATACCGCCACCGTATAATTCCATTAAACTATTTGCCATTTTATATTCCTGTAAATTCCATGTACCAAAGTTTTCCAAACTCTTTACGGTACACTCTTAATGTTTTACCACCTGCTAATACTACTCGCTCATCTCCATCGCTCATCTCAGTAATAGATGGTTGTTGTGTGGACGCAGAAACCTGTGTCCTTTTAGTTTGTTCAAGTCTTCTAAGTCTTACGTCTGTGTTACTCAAGTAACCCTCTTGTGAATTGGTCTATATTCAATAGATATATCATTGATTTTAATCGTACCGTCATTAGTCGGGTTAGAAATTTTTATTTGCATACTTTGACATTCAACCGGAGACGATACGGTAGCATTCAAGACATCCCAGACACCACTTGTATCAGCAAAGTTACCAGTGAAGTTACCACCGCCAGCACTAGCAAAGTTACCTATACCATCTATTGCATATGCTATAGGAGTAGTCTGAGCGGCGCTTGATTGATATGTAATCCTTACACCATATACCTTTTTAATATGTCCCGGGTCGCCAAAATCTATATCTTTTGTCTTCATAATCCAGTGGGTCGCATCAACATCATCTCCACCACTGGTTTCTGAAATACCACCTTGGGCTGTAGCCGTAGCCGAGAGGGCATCAATAGTATTGAATACAATACCACCCTGTCCGTCTGATATGAAATTAGAAAATGCTTTATCTACACCCTGTAACATAGCGTCTTGGTCTTGCCATACCCACGCTTTACTATCAAAGTTATAAGTATACACGCCATTGTTATCCGATGTAGCAGAAATAGCTAAGTTGTTCGCTAATATATATAAATTATTAGTCTTTTCATGGTAGGCCACTGAAGCATGGTGAGCATCTGATGAGCCTATCTTTTGTTGCCAAATATTCTGTGGTATCTTGCCTTTAATAAGGTTAGTTATATTACCCCCATCATAGAAAAAAGCCCCATATTTATTTGCCCAGAAAATACCGTCCTGTCCATAAAATACCCCAGCCCTTGACGCTACTCCCTTATTTCTCTCCGTAGACTCTAAGAACCAGTTACTTGGCGCCGGAGACCCAATGTTAATAACATATAAGGTCTGCCTTTTAAATGCAAATAGACGGTCACCATAAGTTGCTAGGGCCGTATACTCGTCTGAATCTCCCTTAACCACATCAATAAAGAAACTGCGCGGGAATGTTTCAAACTTGCCGGGGGGCGTATACATAATTCTATCGCGCATCCTACGAAGAGTTGAATAGTAGCTTTGGCTCTCGGCAACCATCTGAACATTACAAACAAACACTCTCCTATTTGCTATAATCGCATCTTTATAACCCTCACCAGCTACTGACAATGTTATCGAAAATTCATCAGGACTAAAGCCATTTAAGATAGTGTACGTTTCAAGGTTTTCAGATGTTAGTACTAATGTATCTACACCAGCCTCTGTAGCATCGCTTCCAATTGCCCATGCTTTATATTCATCATCCATTCCCGTCCTACAACCGTCTTTCATGCTTATGTCGAGTAGTAAAGACCAAGGCTCATTGGTTCCATCGGGCCTTATGTACACTCTGGAGCCAGTAATTCTTTCATCGTATGCCGGAGAAGCATTTACGTCTATATCTACATAATCACCAGACGCCGTTGTAAAAACATTGTTGGCTGATGGAATGTAAAGTTTGGACTCTTGGTCACCCATATAAATAAAAGTACCGGCTATCTGGTATGTCTTAGCTGCAAATTGTCCAATAGTATCGCTATCGGTAGCTGGATGTGTAATGTTTAAATGAAACCCTGTTCCATCTGCCGCATAAGAAGAAGCGTGTATTAATAAAACTGTGGGTGGGGATAGGTCGCAATCATTTGCATACCAACCATCGTAACTATCCTTAGCATCACCACCATCATCAAAATGAATCTGCTGTATATATCCATATTGTTGTCTCTTTAACCCGGAATTGAAAGCACCATCCGCCACTCTTAGCATATCGTCAGAAGAAAAGAATACACCATCTGCCAATCTTTCGAGGGCTGGACTTCCTGCCTCAGATGCTTCCGTGGTAAATGCTGTACCTGTGTTCAAAGTTTGTCCCGCGCCAGAGGAAATGTTTGAAATTCTTACAATTCTATTATTAGCAGCGGTATCTGAGCACCCGGTTATTCTAACTACATCACCCTCTTTAAAATTGTCTTTAAATAAAATTGAACCACCACTAGTCCCCGCTGAAATTACTGTACCGCCAAATTGAAGAATATTTGCACCATAACTCACTGTAGTAATTGTTCCCATATCCGTTACTGTGGCTTTTGCTCCAGTTACATCACCCAGTAACGATAGTTGAGCTGTTCTTGAATCTAAGGCAGCAGTCCATCTCTCCCCGGAATCCCTTCCATTGGTAGAACCTTCCTTGTCGGTTTCAAAATAGTGCAATCCACCACCGGGGAAAGCATATATATCCGCTGGACTTAGACCACCACCAGTACCGTATATTTCATTAGCAGTACTTACGCTACCAGCAACTCCAAGACTAAGGTTATCAGCCTGAGTAAGCTCGGTAGGAGATATATCTCTAGCATCTCTTATTAAGTTAAGACCTCCAGTGAAATCATTTAGTTTATAAAACTGTTTTGGCATTTACTCTTTTATCTCAAAGTGTACTAAGTCGTCAAACTTATTATCTTTAGTCTCTGTATCTTGATTCCAGTCTCCACCCCAACGAATGTTCATACCCATCTGTTTCGCCACTCCGAGCACAAAGCCACCAAAATAATGGAACCTATCGCGGTCACTCCAATCAATAGGATAAGGAGCCACGTCAACAGCAACAGAGGGAAACTTATTATGTTTACCATTCGGATACTTAACCTTACTCTTGCCGTCAGCATAGGCTTTATTCTGACGCTCTTCTCCTCTATTCCCCTCGATAATGGAACAATCGAAATGCTTAACTACCTCGTAGAATAGTTCTTGTAATTTCTGGTCGCACGTTTTTAGCCTGTTTATGGAACGACTTCCAAAGCGAGGCATTACTTAAAGCTCTCCAATAACATCTTTACCTCTTCCCAAACTTCATCATCTTTTTTAGATTTAGTTGCACCTACCGCATAATCACCTATCATCATCAATAGGCCAACCATACCTAGTTTTTTAACCATTCGCTGTATTATTCTTTTTAACATTACTCTTCCTTGTTATTTATTATTTGAAGCCTTACCAAAATTAGCTCCAAAGAAATTGACAACATCTAAAATCATTTGTACGATTCTATCGTCGCTCTTGTTGGGTGTCATAGATGCTATAACAGCAAATCCACCAACAATACTTGCAGCAGCTGATAAAATACCTACATAGTTACTTGAAATTACACTTACAAACTCACTCATTACGAATCTCCTTTAAATAACCAACTTATTAAAGAGCCAAATACAACAACAAACATAGCACCTATTCCCTGTATTTTAGATACGGATGATTCTAAAATCCTCACTCTACCATTTTGTTCTTTGACTAAGCTTTTAATTTCGTCAGTAGTTTCTTTAATATGACTAACTTCACTACTTTGTTTAGCGTTGATAACAGTTAACTCTTCAAGTCTACTATCAACATTAATACGCCATTTTTCTATTTCAGCTCTATTCATTTTCCATTTATCCTACCTTTTAAATATGCTAAATCATCTGTTACATCATTCAATTCTTTTACAATATCTTCTCTATGCCTTTGACTGGTCTCGTCACTTCTATTCCATCGGTCTAGCATCTTTAATACGATTCCTTCTACGTTACCCATCTTAGTCTCAGCCTTAACGATTGACTGTCTAATCCTATCTAAATCTTCATTCTGCAATTTCTGGCTTTTAATCAAATTCATTATCATCATAACAAATAAAACTACTATTATTCCAATTGCACCATATTCAGCATATAGACTAAAGACTTTAGAATCAATCATTTAAAGTCTTCATTGTTATTCTTCTTTACTATCACCTGCATCAATAGAAGCTTTTAAAGCATCTGCAAAAGCTTGCTTTCCAAACCTTAATTGAATAAGATTGAACTCACTTGATTTCAACTTCCTATCAAGGTCAGCTATATGATTTATCATTGTTTTTTGTTCATCGCTCATTGATTCAATATCGTATTCTTTGTCGTCTATCTTAAGTACAGGCTTTTCTTTTTCTGTTTTAGCCATTTTAACTCCTTTGTTTATTGTTTAATCTATCTATCTTTTTAATCCCATATCTTTATCGTGAGTGCCAATCAATAGCTTTTTTAACATCATCTGTGGTTAACTCAAGATTTCCATCAAAATCTGCTTTCCACACTTTTACTTTCTTACCGTTTTTAAACAGAACTGCACTTGGGAAATTCCGCAGTCTTAATTTTCTTACTGTCTCTGGAATATTTTTTGCAGGTAGTATCATTATCATAGTTCCGTGGTAAGCACTATCTCCTTCTACAATAAACTTTCCTTGATAGAAATTCTGTTCATTATCCGTTGACCATTTAGCGGTCACTCGAACTAAATGCATTCCTTTGTAAATTGCTCCATAAAAATTCGCATCGTTTACTTCTTGTTTAGCAGGTTGACCAAACGCCAATGATAATAATAGTAGCCACTTCATTGAACTGCAATTCTAAGGTTAACAACTTGTTGTTTTAATTTTTCAAGCTCTTCTTGTAATCCTTCAATAGTCTCGTAAAGGTCATCTTGGTTTTCTTGAAGGTTACCTACCTGCTGTTTATACTGTTCATAGGATGGACTCCAGTTGAAATCACTAATGCCCTTACTCGGATACTCCTGAGAGAATAACGATAAAGGCACAGGTAACTCTTTAGCTTCTTGTATATCTGCTTGAAGTACATACCACATTCCAACAAGTGAAGCGATTCCCTCGCATATAAATTTCCAAATTTCTGATTCAATTTTTCTTCCTGTCATTTTGAGGTACGTTACCACCAGTATGCGTTTCACCACGTTCTACTGTAGGAGTTGTTCTTGTTGTTCCACCACCATCTCTACTACTTCTATGCCCACCATTGTTATTAGGTCTTTGATTATTAAAGGTGTCAGGTCTGCCATAATCATAATAATGATAATTAGGATAAGGTCTATAGATGACTCTTGTATTAAAATACATTCTATTGTAATCTACTTTTTCAGCAGGTTTACCATCGGTTAGTTCGGTGAAAATTAATCCACCTAAAAATCCTATAAATCCCCACATGAATGCTTTACCCATTTTCGTTTCCTATTTTACTCATTCTTTCATATCCCAACAGTTTAAATTCGCCGCTACTGTTCTACGCTCACCTTCACCAAAGAAAGGATAAACCATATGTTGCATCCAAGAAGGAAACATTAATAATCTACCTACCTTTGGCTGTATTGTAGCCGACTGTGGCGGCCTTAATCTATCCACATTAAGTATCTCATTGCGCCCATAGGTGAACGCCAGAAAGCCATCACAATCACCTGAGTCGCCATATAGGGTGTACTCTTTATTATGTGAGACCTCTCCTTTCTGTCCTATCTGTTTAGGCACTTTAGTCCAACAGGTTACGCTAATACCCATGATAGTCTTAGTGCCGTGGTCATGTATGGGATTGTAGTCACCCTCGTAAGAGTGAACTGACCATAATTCATCAATATTCACCGTCTTTGGTTTCATTGTCGAACCTGTTATTTGACCAAAATTATTTATATAATCAGCTCCCATCTGACAAATTAATTGTCCAAAATCTTGAAGTTCTTTATCATTTTCATTCATTTTAAGTTGCTCGCCTTGATGTATCTGTCCTACTAGCTTATCAGAATGAGAAGGTCTTTCTTTGTCCTTCAGAAGTTTATTCAAATAACTATTTAAAGTAACAACCATATCCTCAGATAACTGAGCCTCCATCATAATAACAGAAGGGAGCGTATGAACTTGAACTCCATTTTTCTGATTCACTAAAGAGCTTTTAAATCTGTTTCAAGCTGTTCCCATTCGGCTTGATGAGCTTCTATTCTTACAACATCTGCTTTACAGCGGTCTATTTCACGCTTCACATCTGAAAGTGAATAAGCCTTCACAGAGTCATCTTTAGCTTCGCCAGTCTGAGCATTATAACACTTACAGACTACTTGTAGTTCTTCGTGAGACCGTTCTGATTGAGCATGGACTTGATAAACCTTTACATCACCAACTTCTTTGCCTTCAGGTATGTCATCACCGTCTTTGTATTTGACTTCTTCTACAGCTTCTACAGCAGATATATCAACTACTTTGACTTTCTGAACTGATGCTTTACTTGCCGCTTTTAATGCTTTATAATTATGCATATTAATTCCTATTTATTAATTTGTTTCTTTAAATCTTCTACTTGTTGTGATAATTCTTGGACTGCTTTGATAAGTGGAAATACAAACATTTCTTTACTTAATCTTTGGCATCCATCTTCATCTTCTTTCCATCCTCCAAATCTTTCAACACCCGATTTATCTATAGCCTCTTTCACTTCCTGAGCTACCATTCCATGCATCGTCACATCAAGATTCATACGATTTTCTTCACTATACTCAGCAAAATCTTTAGGAAAGTCGTAGTTCGGTTTCCATTGATAAGTAACAGGTCTCAAATCATTAACAAACTCAAGACCTAACTCTGCATCTTTTATATTCTTTTTCTTTCTAACATCAGATGATTGTGTCCAAGCATTATCAGTATCGAAATCGTTTGTAACAACATTAC